TAATACCATTTAACCATCTTTCTACAGCTCTATATACTTTAAAGTCAGTATCATTAATAACCGTTGTTGACCAAGTGTCAAATGTTCTGTCACCTGCAACATATAATGTTCTGCCTCTAAAAGCAACTCCCACTTCACTTATATTTGAAGCTGGTGTGTTAGTTGCTGTGCATAAAAAAGCCATATCACTCGTTTCGCCGCCTACTTGAGCGAACCCTGGAAAAGGCATAGTTACCTTAAACTGATTCGGTCTAGCACCGCCGCCTTTTAGACGAGATTTAAAATCATCAATACTTGCCATTTTTGTTTCTCCTCTCTATCTGTTAAGCGCCTGCAACTTCAGAAAAGGCTACGCCTGTTCTAGTTGCGACAAAGTTAAGTGTTATGAAGTTAATAGAACGAGCAGGTTTGATAAAGATATCAGCCCTAAATTCGTTTCTGTCTATAACTTCTCCAGTATTATTGGTATCATCACAAACCACTGAAAAGTCTGTAATACCTCTTCTTCCTTGAACATCCCTTAAAAACGGTTCTACCATATTTCTAAATCCTGCTCTAGTGAACTCATCATTGAACTCAAATAGTTGGAATTTAGCTGCAGTAGCAATCGCCTTTTCAAGAACAATGAATAATCTTCTTACATTGATTCTATCAAATGCACTAGGTTTAGCTTGAGCAGTTTTATCACCAAATAGTACCGTTCCCTGACCTGGGAAAGTCACTACTGGATTTACTCTTGCTTTATACAAGTCATCTCTTTGTGTTTGATTTGGATTAAAGGCAAGTTTAACTGCACCTCTAATTTGACCTCTATTGAAACCGCCTGGTGAGAACCAAGGGTCTGCAACGCTGTCTGTTCTAGCACAAAGACCAGCAATATCTCCGTTTAACGGAACATGGCGGTATACATCATTGTATTTGTCATACATATATTTGTAACCACTATCTATTACTGCATAACTAGATGAAGATAAACCATCAGCAAAAGATTTAACATTAGCAGTTTGAGAAATAGGATCAGTCACATTAACAACATCTGCTCTCGCAGGTGAAATAAATGCCACACAATCTTTTCTTGCTTCTGCAACATCAATTACTTTAGTTGCTTTAGTGTCTCCAGTAGCGTCAGCTGCTGTTTGAGATGGTCCGCATAATAATAACGCAATATCAACCGTTTCAGCGTCATTGAACTTATCAAATCCTAATGCATACTCAGCATTAGTAATTGTGTAGTCATCTGTGCCTCCAGCTAATGAATGTGAAAATACGGTAAAATCATTTGCACCTTGAGCGTCAAATGTTTGTCCTGTTTTTGCAGAACCAGCATTTGCTAAAGTTGTTTCGTGATCCATCCAATAGATATATTTTGATTCATTGTATATAACATCAACATAATAATTTGTTCCACCTTGGGAATTTTTTGCATCCGAAGCCTGTGAAAGACCTTCAAATGTTTCCAAGATATGTCCTGCCGTACCTGTAATACCGCCATCTTCATCTGATACTACAATATGTATTTCATCAAGTGAACCGCCAGCAGCTGATACATCATCTGTTGTGCCGTTTGGTTGTGAAAAGTTAAAGTAGTATTCCCAATGTCGTCTAATTTTCGCATTATCTACAACAGCGTGTCGTAGACCACCTGATTCTGTTTTACCAGTTGCAGGATTAAATCTTGCGATTGTTATAACGTGGGTAGCGATGTTGGTTACCTTATAATAGCTTCCTGCAGGCGCCGCGGTCCAACCACTAGCGTCTCCAAATTCTAAAATATCTCCAACTTGCATTAGAGAGCCATCATCAACGGTAACGGTTGTATCGCCAATGTCTGCCGAAGCGTCATTGAGAAGGTTACCGCTCATTCCGTGAGGCCCAAATGCAGTTGAGTTGGTACACATGGACACTTTCAGGTTATTCGCTAATGTTCCTGGTTCTCTAGCCGCCCAAGCGCCTACATTGGCAGAGCCATCAGCATAATTGTCTTGATAGTGAGTAGTATTTTTGATTAAAATAGGCGTACCTGATACACCGGCATTAACCATTCCTGTTGTAGGTCTTACTACTTTACAAGCGTTTCCGTATTGAAGAAAGTTAGCAATCGTAAACCAAGATTCAAAGTTAGAAGCATTTGGTTTCCCAAACTTTTCTACTAATTCTTTTTCACTTGAAATAAGAGTAACCTCATCTATAGGACCTTTTTCAGCACAAAGACAAGCGCCAGCAATTGATGTTGAAACCGCTGGGATTATATTTGTAAGGTCCGTTTCTTGAACTAAAACGCCTGGTGATACTTGAAATGCCATTTTGTTCGTTCTCCTTAATTAAGTTTTTTGTTTCAACCCTTTGACTAATATTTATATATTAGAGATTCTCTAATAATGTTCGCCTTTTCGTATTTCGACTGGTTGCCATAATTCACCAGCGTCATCAAAAAAAGAATTATTTTTTCCATCGGGGTCATCAAGACCATTATCAATGAATCCAAAGGGTGCCATATCTTGTTCTATTGCATTTTGTTGTTCGGTAAACATCTGTCCACGAACATCCACATTAGTTAATTCTTTAAAATATCGTTGATTCGCCATCCAAGAGAATATAACCATACACATAACTAAATCGTCTGTAGCACCCGATTCCGCTTCGAATGATTTCCCTTTCGCAATAAAAGTAGATAGTTCCGATATTATATCAAAATCTTGAATAATTAATTTGTTTCCCTCGATTAAACTTTTCAGGTTAGAACAACCGATTTTTTTCGCCGCTTTCGTCATTCTTAACCCTAATTGATTACCTCTTCCACTAAAACCACCACCTAGTATTTGACCTGACCTTCCTCTTTGAGTAACCATCATCATATTATCATATTCTAATTCAAATTGTAGAGCGTCTGCCACTTGTTGTCCTAAATCATTTATCTCTATTAGGCAAAAGGCCTTGTTGTAATAATTACCTATCTTCTGTATGATATTGGGAAAGACTATCGGTTTAATTTCATTATCCCTAAACTTACAAACAATTTTGTAAGGGGCTTTAGTCACATCAAATACAATTAATGCTGAATAGTCATTTGATAAACCTCTTGAAACATCAACACACATTGTATAAGTATGTCCTGGTTTAGGCATTTCAAATACATCTATATTGTTGCTTCGTTTTGGTTCAACTGCCGCCATTGTTTTAATCTTACTTGCAGTTATAAGTGTATCTACACTTCCTAAAAACTCACATTCAAACTCGGTCTGAAATTGTGAAAGACTTGTATTTCGTATAGTCTGTTCTTTCCATTCTTCATCTCTTCCTGGAACTTCTGACCAATGAACTTCGGTCGGAACATAATCGTTCTTTTTATTAACTGCATCCATCCACAACTTATAATACATATTCATTCCGTGTGGAGTAGAAACAATAATTACCTTTGAACTTTCACCAGATGAAATTGTAGGATAAACTGAACTGAAAAATTCTTCAGCAATATTGTTGGGTACATAGGCGAACTCATCTAGGAATATAATGTTAAAGGTACTTCCTCGAACAGCACTAGAGGAAGTAGAAGCCGCAATAATTTTACTTCCATTTTCTAATTCGAGTGAACCTTTATTCCAATTAAGAACGCCTTGTTGTAACCATTTTGGTAGATGTTCGTAAGCCAGTTGCAATCTGCCTAACAAATCTCTAGCCGTAGAGGACTTGTTGGCAAGAATAGCAATATTCACATTATCATTAAACAATGCATAATGTAAGAGGTAGGCGACAATGATGGTTGACTTTCCACTTTGTCTAGGTAATTTACAAATTGAAAACCTATTATTGTGGAACACATTAACCATCTTCCGCTGAAAATCATACATTTCAAAAGGCACTAAACCTTTATCTAGTGTGACTATCTTTAAGTATTTTTCGATAAAATGTTCAGGCGAATCCAAACAATTAACCACTTCTTCGATTTGCTTTTTTGTAAATCGTGATTTAGTGTGGGCTCGTTTAAGATTTGGATTACCCAAATATTGGTCGTGTTTTGCTATACTCATTTATTCTTTTTTAATAACTTTTGTAATTCTGTGGTCGATCCTACAAATAAAGCATTAGTGACATTTTTCGGTGCTTTATCAGGAACTTCTTTTAACTTCTTTAACTTATCTTGTAAATTAATTAAATCTTGTGATACTTGACTTACGGTACCAATTAATTGTCCTGCAACTTCATAAGCTCTTGGATGTTCTCCTTCTTTTGCAAGATTTAAAATACCATCTATTGCTTCATTACCTTTATTAATTAACTTGTAAAGATTTTCCCTACCAGTTTCAAAGTCAGTATCTACATCAGGTTTAGGTATTGTAATTTCTTTAGATATTTCTTTTTTAGATTCTTCAGGCAATATCTCACCTGCAATATCTAAAACTTCATTAAGTTTTTCATCTATTTTGCTCATCTATCATTTCCAATCTTTCACTATGGCGTCCGCCTTCAAATTCAGTTGTTAAAAACTTATCCACAATTTTTGTTGCTTGTTCTTCTCCAGTAAAATCTGCACCTAAACATAAGACATTAATATTACCGTGCTTTCTAGCAATTTCTGCTTCTTCAGGTGTTCTTGCAGGAACAGCTTGAACGCCTTTGTGTCTGTTAGCAGCAATACTCACACCAAATCCTGAACCACATATTAAAATACCTTTTTTACTATTCATCAATTTAATTAAATCTTTAGCAACTTTAGGGTAATGACAAGATTTATTATCGTGAGTTCCAACATCTAATACATCATATTTTTTATACATCAAATATGCTCTTATTGCCTGTTTTAATTCATAACCACGATGGTCGCTACCAATTATTACGGTGGGCATTACTTATCGTCACCACTAACTTCATCATAATTCTTACCATCATCAAAAAACTCAAGCGTTGAAGTAAATGTATAATCATCATCATAATCAGCACTTGTTGGATTTGGAGTAATCGTAATTCTTTCTTTTCTTGATGGATTAGTAGATTGCACATTTTCATATAAATCAACACCAACTTTTCTAATAATAGAACTAGAACTAATCGGTCCATAAAGATAAATCTTTGCTGTAAATTTTAATGTGTAAATAATTGCTCTTCTATTATCAAAATTACCTGTGTATGTATCTTCATAATCCACACTTTCTAAAATAAAAGGTATATCTCTTTTTATGTCCATATAAGTTGAATCTTCAATCATTGTAACCGTATAGTCAGGTTGAAAGTATGGTAATATTTGTTCTAATATCTGTAAACCATCATCTGAATTAGCAACAAAGGCATATAAGTTAAAAGAAACATCATAAGGAACAGGAGAATATTGAGTATTAAGTTTTTTTGTATCCGATGTTGTTTTCACAGCACCATATTTTTGTAGCTTATTTAATTTTCTTGTAGGGTCGTAAGCAAAACTTTGTATATCAAATGACATTCGAGGTAGAGTAATTGCCACTTTTGAATCATCTCCAGTTAAGTCTTCCTGTTGTTCTAATCTAACTAACATTTTTTCTTTTGGGGCATAAGCCAAAGGAACACGAATATTCTGTAAAGGATTTCCGCTAGAATCCAAACGCTTGATATTGACATTATTAAATATCGTACCAAATGCAATAACCGTATTTCTTATGTGTTTGTTATAAAAATGTGCTCCAAACATTAGTATTCATCAACCTCCCCAAATGGATTTCTTTCACTAAAGTCCAGTATGTCGTCTGAACTAGAGCCAGGCGTTGTGCCTGCTTTATCTTCAAATATCTTGCCTTGGTCAACTGGTTGTTGAGTTGCCATTGTAAAGTCCTCATTAATAAGATAACTAATTTCACCTGTATCACTTTCAAGTAAAATAGAACCAGTTTCTGCTTCTAAAGTAAATTGCCAATTCATTGTATCAGTAGATAAACTATCTTCTAATTTATCAATATCACTAACACCAGTATCAATTCTTTCTGAAGCATATTCCCATTTTGTGCAAGATAATTTATAAACTGGTAAAGCACTTTGTTGATAGAAAGGTGCTTCGTGTTCTACAAATTGAATTTCAAAGAACGCTTTTGTAGTTGGGAAATAAACTAAATCGCCTTCGTTAGGTCTTTTAGTTGTTTGTAAATCTGTATTACTTGAAATTAACCTATCCCATCTTAATTTTGAAACAACAAAAGTAATATCATCTCTTAATTCTAAACCAAAACGCTTAATGATTTCTTGGTCACCCATATAACCCTGGGTGTTATCCACATACATTTCAATAATGTATGAATCATCAAAAGACGAAGCTGGATCCTCTCCAAAGATTGTATCCTTGTTCGCTATCTTTCTCGGTAAATAATAGACATCTTGGCCATAAATCTTCAGCTGTTCAATGATTAAATCTTCATATAATCTTTGTTCCGAAGTTGTGCCTGTATCAAAGTATTGATTTGTTGGCATTTACTATCCTATTTCAAAATGAGCAGGAGTTTCGTATGTTGTTCTAATTTCTTGTTCTAATTTTTCTTGTTCCGCAATTGCCGTAGAAAATAATTCTGGACCATTAAGAGTGACGCCCCCAAGCATAGCTGTGCCTGAAAACTTTGATAAGTTTTGACCCCATTGTTTTTTAATTAATGCTGTTGCATATCTTTTTAAAAATATATCATCATAGATATCCACAAACTTTGAAGGGTCTACTTTTCTAAAACATTCTATAATTAAATGTTCATCAGCACTAATTGCTTCTTCCCAATCCATATCAATATACAATCTATTCATATGCTGATTAAATCTAAATGGTTTCTCTCCCACTAATATGTGGTCAAGAAAATCTAAATGTCGCATTGTCATTTCATAATGAACAATACTAGTTGATGAGAAATCATATAAATCATTTAATCGTAATTGATATTTAACATCAAATATATTTAAGTTTGCTCTATCAGAAAAAGGAAATATATTGACAATACTAATTACTGAATCAGGAACGGTTAAATAATTTTCTACTTCTTTCCATCCTGTTGTTGCACCAGTTGAAGTTTCATCTAAAACCTTAAATTCAGTTTCTAATAATAAATCACCCTTTGTATCGCCTGTTGTTTGTGTGCCTTCTTCTAACTCGATATTATCTTGAATAGACCCTCTTTCAGTTGCATAGTAAGTATTTGTATCAGTAGTAACCCTAGTTAAGTCATCTGCTGTTAATTTATACTTTAAATACATTCTTTCAACACCATCATAATGGTATTGAGCAAAATATTGTAATGCTTCGTCTATTCTATCTTCAACTTGGTCATCATCAACATTAATATCAATAACAGGCTTACCTAAAGACCTCAAACAATACGATTTTAATGTTGCTCTTGAATTTGGGACTGCCATATTTTGTTTCCTTTAATACTATTTATCTATTATCCTAATGCGACTGCCTGTGCGATTGCGAAAGCGTTTGTTGCTTTAGTATCTAATTGTGTTTGAATATTACTTGATACATTATCTAAATATCCTGCTTCAGTTGAAGTAACCGCACTTACTGATACATCGCCGTTAGCGTCTGATACTAATAATCTTGAAGCAGTTAAATTTTCCATTTTACTAAATGCAATAGCGGCACTTGAAGCCACACTTGCATTAACAACAGCATTCGCTGCTAATTCATCTGCCCCTACGGCATCATCTGCCAACATTGAATTTTCTACTGCACCTGCTTGAATTACTGCTGAACCTGTGACATTACCTGCACCTGTAAATGAAGCAGAGGTCCAAACAACATCTCCTGTCATACCTATTGTTCGACCAGTTGCTAATGCAGTTGCTGTATCAGCATTTCCTGTGACATCACCTGTGACATCACCTGTGACATCACCTTCTACATTTGCAACTAAAGTATCAACTGCATAACCTGTGCCACTAGTATTTACGGTTGTTGTTGGTGCTGCCTGATTTGATTTAAATAATTTCCATTTACCAGAATCAGAAGCATCCCTAAATAATCCTGAATATAAATCTTGTGAACCTGAAGTATCATATAACCCATAAAACCCAATATCTACAGCGTCAGCAGAATTATTATTTGTTGCTAAGTGTAATAATGGATCTGCAACTTCAATAGTAGTTGAACTTACGGTTGTTGTTGTTCCACTAACGGTTAAATTTCCTGCGATGGTAACATTGTTAGGTAAACCAATTGTAAGTGTTCCTGAACTTTCTGATACTTCTATTTCATTACTTGTTCCTGCAAAAGTCATTGTGCTACCTAAAGAAATAGCAGTAGTTGATGAACCATCCGAAAGTGTTATAGAAGAATTACTTAATTTTGAATTACCAATAGAGCCTGCAAGTTTAGAAGCTGCAATACTTCCTGCTAACATTGTATTAGTAACCGAACCAGTATCTCCTGTGGTTACAACCGTACCAGTCACATTTGGTAAAGTAATTGTTCTATCTGCTGTTGGATCCGTAACCGTTAAAGTTGTTTCGTAAGCATCAGCTGTCGATCCTTCAAATATTATAGTGTTTCCTGCCATTACTAAATTTGCACCTAAATCAATAGTTGCACCAGTAATTGTAGGACTTGTTAATGTTTTGTTTGTTAATGTATCAGTTGTTGCACGACCTACCAAAGTATCAGTAGCGTCTGGTATAGTAATTGTTCTATCTGCTGTTGGGTCAGTAACCGTTACCGTTGTTTCATAACTATTATCTGTAGCACCTTCAAATATAATTGTTGCATCCTCAATTAAATTTAAAGAAGTCCCTACATTTGGTCCTGTTAAAGTTTTATTTGTTAGTGTTTGTGAACCAGTTAAAGTTGCAACCGTAGAATCAATAGCAAAGGTAACTGCATTACCAGAACCACTTGTATCAATACCAGTTCCGCCTGTAAATGTTAATGATTCAGAATCTAAATCAATTGATAAAGCACCACCACTATCTCCTTGAAAATCTAAATCCTGTGCTGTAACCTGAGCGTCAACATAAGCTTTAATACTTTGTTGTGTTGCTAATTGAGTAGCAGAATTAGTTGCCATATTATCTTCATCTAATATAGCACTTCCTGAAACGCCTGTGTTTAAAACTGGACTAGTTAAAGTTTTATTTGTTAAAGTATCAGTTGTAGCTTTACCAACTAGCGTATCAGTTGCATTTGGTAAAGTAATCGTTCTATCAGCAGTTGGATCCGTAACCGTTAAAGTTGTTTCGTAAGCGTCATCCGTAGCACCTTCAAATACAATTGTTGCATCCTCTATAAGATTTAATGATGTTCCTACACTTGGACTTGTTAAAGTTTTATTTGTAAGTGTTGCTGTTGTTGCTGAAATATAAGTATCAATTTGTGAAGCATTAAGTTTCTTTTCTGTGCCACCGTCTGATACTATAAATTTATCTGTAGCAGCTAAAGTAATTCCTGTTCCATCAGCATATGAATCAATATCTAATCCTAATTCTGCATTAACATAGGTTGATATTTGAGAAGCGGTTACATATTTTTCTGTGCCACCATCTGAAATAGCAAACTTATCAGTATCAGCAATTGTTGCACTTGACCCATCGGTCATTCCATCAATATTTAAAACTGCTTCTACATTACCAAATTCTAATGCACTTCCACCTGAATTAACTTTTAATACCTGACCTGCACTACCTATTGATAAGGAAGCACCAAGACCACCGTGTGTTAATCCTATCGTATCACCAGATTGAAATTCAGATAATCCTGTTGCGACATTACTATCATTAAAGACTGCTCTGATTGGTGTTTTATTCGCCATATTCTATCCTTTAAAATTGAAAAATAGTTGTATCACTATCTGCAAGTGAAGAACCATTTGCCAATGTAAATGTTTTTGTTCCTGTAAATGTTGTTCTATTATCAATCGTAGCATTAAATTCAAAGTCTGTATTTTTTGAACTTAAACCACCAGCAGCACTATAAAATGGAACAACTCTTGCAACTTGACCAGAAGCACCAGAAGCACCAGTTGATACAACTGCCATTTCATTGTCACCTGCTTTTGAACCTGCAGGTAATGTTGCACCAGTAGCAGCAATCTCAATCGTTCCAGTACCATCAGAGGATATTGTTGCACCACCCAAATCTACCGTAGAACTTGCCAAGTAAATCTTTCTCCATCTTTTTGAAGATGTACCTAAATCATAAGTGTTATTTGTTGCTGGTATTATATGTTGGTCAACAGCACTTAAATCACTTGCAACTTCTCCAAAATCATATGAGCCAGTTGTTGAATTATATTTTAATGCATAACCATTTGCTTGTCCAGATGTATCAACATCATCCATTTCTGAAATTCTAACAGAACCACCACCGCCTAATGATGATAATTGTTTTGAAACCGTATCTTTAAATTTAGCAAATTCTGCTTTCATTTTATCGAAAGAGTCAATTCTTTCTAATGTAGCAATTTTTTCTTTATCAAATTCAGTAGCAGTATTCATTTCAGAAATCTGCTTCTCAACTTGTTGCATTAATGGGGTTTCTTTTTCATTATCTTTTGGATTTAAAAAACCATCCATAGTTTTATCAAAAGAAGTAAAAGAACTTTCTTCTTTCTTTTCTTCTACTTTCTTAACTTCTTCAGGTTCTAATAATAACTTTTTCTTTTCTTTTTTCTTTTCTTTTTGTAAATTAGAAAACAACTTTTCTAACTCACCTATTTTTACTTTATCTTTTTTAACTTTTGCTTTTAACTTTTTCTTTTCTTCTGATATTGAAGCAAAAAAATCTACTAATGAAACTCCTAAATTTGGTGTTTCAACAATTACTTCACTATCCTTAGGAAGAACTTCAACTAGTTTTTTACCTAATCTTTGTTCTTGTATTAAACTTATTTCTTTTTCAATATCAGGATCAATATCTATAATAGGGTCACCATCTTTAATTGGATCCATTTTAGGAACAGGATCCTTTACAACTTCTTCAATAGCAGGTAATGGTTTAGTTTCTTCTATAATATCATTTGATAAAAAAGAATCTAACCAATTACTATTTTTTTCTGAATCGATATATCGTTGTGTTGATTTTTTCATACTATCTAGTCACGCTTGGTGTTACCGTTGCTCTACCTTCAATTCGTCTAGTTTTTAAACCAGCTGAATCAGTAGTCACAAAGTCCCACACATATCGCCCTTCATCAAGAGCTGCAGTTTGAACATCCGTTAGCTTAATTGTGCAAGTGCCGTCGGATGCACTTACCGTAGCAGTAGTGAAATCTGTTTTTGTAACCGACAAATGATGTTTTCTCATACTCGCTGTTAGTGTTTCTGAACTTAAATCTACAACGGTACCAGTAGAATCTTTAATAGTTAAAGTTTCTGAAAAATCTGCATCCTGGTCAATAGTGATATTCTGTATTGTTGCCATTAATAAACCCTATTGTAATATTTATTTTTACTTATATTTATAAACTTCAGGTCGTAAATTTCAAGTCAAAACTAATCATAATTCTATCATTATCAGAAAAACTTGGTTCAACAAAATGGTCTATAAATGCAGGCCAAAACATTAAATCACACTCTTTAGGGATTATATGATGTAATTCACCTTCTATTCTAGTATGAAAATAACTAGCTATTGCGCTAGGTCTAGGATCCCTGAACACTATCTTGCCAGAATTTGGAGGAACTTGAAGATAATATGCACCAGATATGTCATATTCTCCGTGTTGATGTATCACATTAAAATCATTTTTTTTATTAACAGCTGCCCACATTTGACTAATTCGCATATGCTTAACAAATGGAAATATCGTTTTACTGCAATCCCATATTTTTGCACACAATTCTTTTGTTGCTGGATCCTTAAATAAATCGGTTCGACTTTGCCAACCGCCTCTATTTGATTTTCTTATTTTATTTTCTTTATCTTTTTCTGCTTCAGAAATAATAAATTGTATTAAATCTTCGTTGTATGATACTTTTCTTTCTTGCACTTTCCATTCTTCTATATTTGCAGACCAAAATGGAGTAGTCCATTTATTTTCTCTAGTTATAGTAGTTTTATGGGACATAGACTTTTAATCCATTATGTTTTTGAGTCAATTCTATTTGACAAGCCAATCTACTAAATTTTTCATCAAAATTATGTTCGTATTCTAACAAAGATAATTCTGCTGTGTCATCGCTTGCAGGACCTATTTTATCAATCCATTCAGGTAAAACATGGATATGACAAGTTGCACAAGAACATCCACCACCACATTCGGCTTCAATACCTCTCACATACTTATCTTTAGAAAAGAATCTACTTGCTTCCATTAATGTAGTTCCAACAGGAACTGATATTGTTTCTTCTTCTCCTGTATCCTTTTGAACAAAGGTTACATCAATCACAATTGTTCTCCTATAGCTTTTAGTGTATCTCTAGCTTTTGGTCCATCAGAAAAATTACAACTTACTGATACTCTTTCGGTATCTGCTTTAAATGGATATACTTGATGAGATAATGCAGCTGGGAAAAAATAAATATCTCTTACTTTAGGTGTTCGTATAAATCCACCTGCAGAATAAGGCATACCTACATTACCAAATTGAAATTCAATACGACCAGCACTAGGTGTATTACTTTTACTAGAATGCTCACTTGTTTTATTTTCTTCTTCAATTTCTTTTGGCACTCTTAAATATGTCACACAAGATATTTCACCTGAATGATTATGAGAAGGATTCCATTCTCCAGCTTTCATATAATTAACCCATAGGGGTCTTTGTAAAATTATTTCTTCAGGTTTTCTAATACCCGCTTTCTTTATCTTACCAACCTGATTTGCCAGTTCAGTATATTTTGAAGCTAACCAAGTTAATTCTTCAACTATAATCTTATCTTCATCTTTAGTAAAAATCCCTTCATAACTATATTCTTCTGATAAACAACCTGCCAATCTTTGTCTATAATCGTTTGTTTGTTTATTAAAAGACCCAATATTAGGATGTGTTCCATCTCTTAAAGAATCTGCTCTACTTAATAACAGGTTGTGCAATTCTTCTGATATTGTGCTATGAACAACAATAGGACCAAAAGGATTAAACCATTTTATATCTCTTCCAATTAAACTCATTTTTTATCTCCAAAATGTTTTCCACCTTGTTTATATTCACCATGGAATTTCATTTCTGCTTGTTTCAATTTTTTAAGAGCGTCTGGATCTTTTGCTGTATGAGGAAAACCAAGACCTGGTCGACAATCAAACTTAGCGTCTTTGAATGGACCGTTTCTATCACAATAATGAAAGAATACTTGCGATTGCATAATACCTTTAAACTCATCTCTCCAATGGTCTACTTCACAACCACGATAGATAATAGCGTCACCTGGTTCCATATTATACCCCCTATCATATTCAGGATCACCACCATATCGTTGACCGTTAGCAGTATTATTTACCCATAGTTGCCAATTGTAATCTGATTTCTTAAAGGCGTCTAAATTAGAATAATCATAACCTAAACACATAGTTGCTGATATTTCACAAGCAGGTCTATCTGTATGATGTTTTAATATATCACCTTGTTTATATACTCTATAAAAAGTATATGTAGGCCATAACTCGACACCTGTTAATTCTTCCATCTTCGGCCATGTATATTCAAATATAGATTCCATCAAATGGTCACCGTGAATAGAATGTGTATGTGGTATTTGACCTGTAGCACCTTCTGGTTGAAAATTATGTCTTGCTTGATGTAATGTATATGTTAATGCTATTTTTGCTAATTCAGGACTGATAAAATTCTTTACAAGTAAATATCTGTCCTTTTCAAATTGTTCTATTGTTTCTTTACTCATCTGTTTTCCTAAATCCTAGCCATCCTGTTATTATCATTTTATCTTCTGTTTGACTTATAACTCCTCTATGTGTAAAAGGAAAATCTGTTGGCCATATTAAAGTTAATCCTTTTTTACATTCCGAGGACCAATTTAAATATTCAAAATGTGTTCCTGCATTTTTTGTATCAGTTAAATAAGTCATCCATACTAACAATCTGTGACCGTCCCTTATACTCATTCGTTCACTATGTTGTTTATAATACCCTTGTTTAGGTCTATAATATTGTATATTAAATCCTTCAGCGTGTCCAAATTCTTCGTGTAATGAAAGAATAGGATATTTTCTCATATAATTATCTATTATATCGTGCAACTTACCAAAATATTTAGGCAATTTTATCTTTTCATTAGTTTTAAAGCCTATATCTAAAGATTCTTTAGCTCTTGCATTTGTTAAACCTACCTCTCCAGACCAGCCTGGAATAATTCTTTTCTGTTCCTTTCTATAAAGGTCAAGACATTCCTGAACAGCTTCCTCGCTAGTATATTCGGCGTGTATGAACTCTGGTGTTTTCATTTCTTTTTCCAAACCAATAACCTATACTAAAGGTTACTGCCATTAAAGTTATAATTGCTAACATATGCCAAACTATAAACATATTATCTCCTATCTAAAAGGTTTACCTAAACTCCAAACAACAAGTGAATATCTTGTGCCTTCGGTGACTGGTGTAACCTGATGGTGTATAAATGAGGGGAATATTATCATTGAACCACGAGGTCTAATTTCTTGACAAGTCTTAAATCTACCTCTACCAGCGTGAGGACCAAAATCAAATTTTAAATTACCTCCTTTATATTCACTAGGTTCTGTTAAATTTAATGTCATACTAATTTTACGAACTTTACCCCACATCATTCTATTGTCAGTCCATCCTGACGCCAACATTGTTCTTCCATCATATGCTTTTCTTTTTCTAATTGGAGCATCCTCTTCTAATACTTCATATTTGGGAACCTTAAAACCATTAAAATCTTCATACACCCAATCAGAACCATCTTTATTAGGAATTAATTTACATTTTTTCCATACATCATCAACCATCCAAGCAGGTTTATACATATTAGGCCAATCTGAACTTCCGTCAGCGTGCCAACCATAAAATTGTCCTGGTTGATATTTTGTAAATTGACAAGATTCACTAAAATCCCATTCATAATTCCAACCTGCTGCTTGATTTGCTTGATGAATAAGTGGATGAATTAAATCATATATCCACTTATCACTTAACCAGGCAATAGAACTATCTCTTACATAACCATCACTCTCTTTAATACCTTTTCTATGTAATGCTTCTTTAGTTATAGAATGTTGGGCTAAGTCACCAGCTGCCTTTTTACCATCAGCACTTAAACCACCCCTTTCTCTACCATCAGCAGTTTGTGCAGAAATACCAGCTTCACCATATGCTGAAGATTTTTTAACTAATTCAGTCATTCCTGCTTCTAATATTTTTTGACAATCTTTAGGTTTAATAACACTTCTAAACCAATAATAATTATTTGCTATTTGCATTATTTACCTCCATGTGGATAGGGGCATTTTGCCTGTTGCTCTTTTACTGACCTTTGTCTATTAAATTGATATCCGCTTGTAAATTTTGTCCTTACATTAAAATAACTTGTCCACCTTTTTGTTATTAATTCTTTATTTTCTTCCTTAACTTCGTGTGAAAAGTTTTCTCTACGATAAGGAATATATTGTGCTAACGGCGTTCCTCTTTGTATTAAAAACTCACCTTTCTTTTTAAACATCATTTGTTGATTAATCTCGTGGTGTATATCTGTCCATATCACACCAGGCGCAACTTCAAAATCAGGATTAAAATGATAAAACATAGGAAATTGAAACATACTAACTCCTGGAGGTGTTTTAATATACCAAGGACAATCAGGTTTTAAAATTAAACTAGGTTGAGCGTGCTTTGGAAGGAATTCACCTAACTGATTTTTTGGATGTTGACCAAACTTAAACCGCCCTTCTGGTGTATTCCATTCAAACGAACCATCATCAAATATCTTTACTCTTAAATCACACCACAATGGCACAACAAATCCCATACTCATAAATTCGGGAATAGCAGGACATCTTTTGACCGTTCCTTTATTAGATACATTTTTTCTAAAATGGTCTAATTTTTCAACCTGCTTACTATTCCATTTTGGCATATTCTCATACCATTTTGGAATAAAATGTCCTGCAGTTTGAACTGGCATTACATCTTTCAATCCAGTAATACTGCACCAAATTTCTATAATATCTTCTTTTTTAGGACCAAATTTAAATATTTTTTTAAGCATATTCTAAAGTTTTCTATCTAAATGTAAATTAAATGACACAGCAATTCTTTCGTCATCTGACCTATTAGGTTTTACACCGTGTCTTAAATAACCATCAAATAAAACTACCGTATTCTTTTGAGGTGTCATACTTTTTTTCAATTGTGGCCAATATAAATCACCACTACCTTTAGGTGCATTTATATAATACACTCCACTCCATAATGCAGGCCAATGGTCGTGGACAATAGCATAGTCATTTTTCTTATAAATCATACCCCACATATCTTTCACTAATAATGCCACCTTACAATTATAATATTTTTGAGATATATGATTTGCAATATCTATAACTTTATTTGCTAATCTATCAAAACCAGGTTTATCTGCCATTTGCCAGTCTGTCATATATGCTTTTACATTTGTTTTGTGGTCGTGTTTATCGCCACATTTTTTAATTTCTTCCACAAGAATATCATCCATCATTGGGTCATCAAGAGCCGCAGTAAAAATACTTTGTGGTTTTTCTGTTTTAAAATTATGTTGATATATTTCCATTATTCATTCTCCAAATCATCTATAAAGACACCGCCACCAGAGTCGTGTCCTTTTCTTTGTTTTATTTTTTTCCCAGGTTTATATCTTTGACCAAAATTAAATGAGATTGAATATCTCCATCCCCTTTTATCTTCCTCATCAAATTCTTTATTCATATTTGGCTCTACTTCGTGCATTAACCAAGATGGGAAAATAAGTAATCTTCCTGGAACAGGTTCATAATACACCTCTCTCCAAGTATGTGGTGACCTTTTTTCTGAATAGTTTGGCATAATCATATGTGCTTCAGCCCTAGGGTCTGTAAACCATATACGGCCACTTTCTTTAGGTGCATAGATATAATATACCCCACTCCACATTCCTCCTGGATGCATATGATTTCTATTATGGGAATATCTTTTGTTTATATTTGCCCACATATTATCACACCAAGGTTCAGTATCAGGATGATAAGTTTCCTTCATCATAACCTCTTGAACTTTATTAAATAATATCTTTGTAAAATGATTGTATTCTGTTCTATGGTGCATATCAACAGCACTATGCCAACCTAAAGAATTTGACCGAATAATTCCTTTAGTATCTCTCTCATACCATCTATCAATATCACTCATCAATTTACTATTAATATTTTCTGCATTAGGTAAATCTGTAAACCATATACGAGTAGGAAACCAATTTTCTACAAAAAGATTATCTTTATTGCCCTCATTTACTGATTGTTTCTTAATATTTTTTATTTTAGGCATAAGTAGGTCCGTGCAACCATCCAACAATCGCAACTCTTTTACCAGATTTAACTTTAGTAATTCTATGTGCTAAAAATGATGGGAATATTATACAAGTTCCTTCATTTCTAAAATCTTCCTTTTTAACTTCTGTTCCTAAAAACTCTAAATCACCACCTTCATATTCATCAGGTTTAGATAGTTGAATTGTAAAACTTAACTTACGATTAGGCACATTCTTACCTATATCAATATGCCAATCATAATGACAACCCTTACCATATTCCATTATCATTGGAGCGTCATAATTCATAAAGCCATCTACTTTAAATTTAAATCTTGCTTCATTAGCCTGTCTTAACAACTCTAATATTCTTGTATGAGGCCAACCATCCTCACTCATCATTAATCCTTGTTGTTTAACATTTCTTAATTTTTTATTAATTTGTCCACTATCTACTTCACCTTGAATCCACAATGGACTTTCTGTAGCATTTCTAACCGCCTCACATTGAGTTGGACTTAAAAATGTTGTATGAACTATTGATGTAATTAAATCGTTTGTCGGTACTTGATTGGGGTCTACTGCAGGAGGTGCTTCTGATTGGTCTTTGAAGCCTGCATTTATTGATTGTGCCTCTTCGGCAACATTTATTATTTCTTCGGTCATAATATCTCCTCTACTGGTATATCCTCATTAGATATATTTACATAGTAATACTATAATTACTTTTTCTTACTATTACTTTTTCTTCCTTTCTTCGTTTTTTTATTTGCAGTTATATTTTCTGCTGTTGCAGATTTATCTCTGCCTCCATAAACTCTTGGGTCACTAAAAGTTGTTCTTATTGTTCTTTTCTGTCCACCACCTAATCCTGGAGGACTTCTATCAACACCGTGAAATCCTTTTCCAAAATTATTAGTTTGATCCATAATTAATTCCCACTTTTGTCTTGCTCGTTCTTTTTTTGCTTCATTAGATTTTAATACCATATCAGGTGTAGGTTCTTTTAATTTAAGAGTATCGGGATTGAAATTCTTTTTTCCTTTAAAGGCATTACCTGTATCTGCGGCCTGCAACCACTTTCTTACACTCATACTTTTATCTGGCACATATTCTTGTGACCATCCGCCAGTAATAGGACTTTGTTTCATTCTTCCTTTACCTGCCATCTTTTTAGGTTTTGTCCACCACCATCTTGAAAATAATAAATGACGACCTTTATCCATCATACGGTGTAACCAGTCTTTACCATAATGTTTCCAATTTTGAAAATCACTTGCTATTTGTTTCTCTAATTCCATTCTTTGATGATGTTGTTGCCATCTAAATTCTCTTTGTTCTACACTTTCACCATATTTCTTTTCAAATTCTCTTAACTCTTCCCAAGATATTTCACCTTTAGCAAACTTTTCTTTCTTTTGTTGATATGCAACTAAATTATGAACCTCCCAATTAAAGCTATCAGGCATTTTAGTTTTCCATTGTAGTGGAATCCAATTTTTAAAATAATTTTTAAAAGACATTTTACTTATTTTCCTTATCCTCTATATTTTGAACAGCGTCTAAAGCTGTAGTCATATTAAAATGAACAAACCTAAACTTCTCTCTACCCTTATGATGTTGATAACTATGTGGCATAAATGAATTAAAGAAAACAAAATCACCAGGTTTTACTGAATAGTAAATTTTATTTGAACAATGATTTAACTTTTTTGGTTCTTTTTTAATTCTTTCTTCATCTATTCTTAAATCACTCATCATTTTACCAGGTCTAGGATCGTGAAACCAAGGTTTAGATGTTTTTGAACTACATTTTAAAAAATAAAAACCAGACATTTGATTTCTACTATGGATATGTATATCGTGGAAACCACCTTCTTCAGGAAATTCTTGCACCCAACATTCTTGTAATAAAGGTCTAAATCCTTTTAATTCATATCCTTGCCAATGTAATATATTCCACATTTGTTGCATAACATATTCACAAAAAGGTTGCCACTCTTTATATTGCCATAGATTTTCGCTATGATATGAATTAGGCAATTGTTCTATTTCTTTTTTCTTTAACTTTTCTTTATGATGTTTTTGTAATCGGTCGATTATTTTATCTGACTCTTTATCCAAATACATAAATTCGTCATTGTGTCCTCTATATATGGGACAAGTAAAAATTTCTTCTTTGGATAATTGTAAAGGGGTTGTAACCATTATATTTCTCCTACTGGTATATCCTCATTGGATACATTTACATAGTAATTTAATTTACTCTATATTATATATATAATCCTTTTTACGACCAACTTAAAGAAACTCCATGAATTTTTACAGAATTATTAGCTAATGCAAGTTTCCATCGCATATTTGTTCCACTTGGCTGCCCACTAATTGTCGCTATTCCGGTTAATATCCTTTGACCAGAACTTCCAGTCACATAACCACTATCTGCTAAAGTGACATTTGTAAAATTGGAACCACCATCTCTACTAACACTTGCTATAACATCGGTATTTAAAGTAGGTGTATCTACATTTTCCTCAAAAACTACTATTCTAGCAGTAGATGGAGTGCTTGAAGCCGTAAAGGCATTTGAAACTATATTTGTTGTTGTTGTGGTTGCAGAAGCACAACCTGTTAATAATACATAACCATCTTCTCCAGGAGAACCATCCGTAGAGGGTCTTGTTGGTGAAAATGATCCTTCATTTGTGCTTGAAACATAAGCAGGATCCGTAACCCCACCACCTTGACTTCCTGAACCTTCTTCTGTTGAACCTGATGTGACTTGTGGATGTCCATAATAAGATGAACCGCCTCCACCAAATCTAGCGTCTGATGGACCAGCAGGATTTCGACTACCTCCACCGCCACCGCCATAATATCCTTCACCTCCAGCACCTGCATTTGGATCTTGACCACTTGCAGCTGTACCGCCTGCTAAGAACCCACCTGGTTCTCCATCAGGTGGAGGGTTAACACTTGAACCCGCTTGACCACCTTGTTCTTGGTCTCCGCCACCACCAGCAGAACCACTATTATTATTCGA